ACACGGACGGAAACGGGTGGGAAATCGTGGACATTACAAGCGGCAACCTTCCACGGGTGATAGGACGGGAAGACAATAATTCCTGGATCATGGCCTGTGACCTGGTTGTGAAAATTTACAGAAAGGACGAAGAAACATAATGGATGCAGTTTGGGTTAATGAATTGTGGATTGGCACTGCTGAAAGTTCCGGCACTTGGACTTATGCGAAACTGTGCAAAGGCATTGAAAGCATGAGTTTCAGTGAAAACGAACAGAACCAGCAGTATTTCTTCCTCTGCGGTCAGGGATTCGCACACAATGAGGTAACAGGCGCAGCCCCCGAATTGGTTGTGACCGGGCGGCGCATTGTCGGTGACACTGCGCAGGATCATATTTCGGCTATGCAGTTTGCCCTTGGCACTGACCGCAATAGTTCCGTGAAGATCATCAGCGGCGGCAAGCAGATTGTTTGTGATTGCTCTGTTGGCGCAATCACTTCCTTTGGCGGCAACACGCTTGACGTTAATGCTTTCGGCTGCACTATCCGTTTCAATGGCAAGCCCACTGTCACGGATGCGCCCGTGCAGTAACAAACACACACCCACGGGGGCGGGATTGTCCTGCCCCCGCTTTTTTTGAAGGAGAGAGGAACCCGAAATGAAGCTTTGGGAGAGGATCAGACGGAGCGGGGATATCAACCCGTTTCCGATAACGGATAAAGTGACATTCAGGAACATTGACGAAACCTTGACGCTGTGCGTCCGCTCGGATGCGCCGTCCATCGTCCTTGGAATCAAAAAGGTATTGGAGAAAATCAGCGGGCTTTCAGACGCAAGCACGGCAAAGGAAAAGAAAGACGCTGCCATGCTATACGCAAAGACGCTGTTCGGTGAAGAACAGGCAAAACAGCTTTGGGATTTTTACGGTGATGCGCTGCCGGTGATTGCGGCCTGTGGGATGTATTTCAACAGCCAACTGAGCAAGAAAATCACGAAAGCGCAGAAAAAATGAGATTACAGGACAGGTTGCCGGACGGCGTGACGGTTGAAGGGAAGTTCTACAGGCTTGACTTTGACTTCCGCAACGTGCTGCGCATGATGGACGTTTTAGCGGATAAGGAACTTATGCCTGGGGCAAAGGCGTACAACGCTGTCAAATGCCTTACAAAAAGGCCGAAAAACGTCTTCCGTGTGCTGGAAGCGGTGGAAGCCTTGCTGTTCGACCGGAAGCCGAAAAAGGACGCTCAGAAGGTCACAGACTTTGCGCAGGATGCTGGCATGATTCGTGCGGCGTTCCGACAGGCATACGGAATAGACCTGTACCGTGACAAACTGCATTGGATCGAGTTTGCGGAACTGCTGAACGCCATACCGGAAGGGTCACGGTATTCAGAGGTTGTGGGGATCAGGGCAAGGCCCCTTCCCGCCCCTACCAAGTACAACGTGGAAGAACGCAAATGGCTGATAAAGGCAAAGGCAGACGTTGCGCTTGAACTGACAGACGAAGAACGGGAACAGAAGTACAACAAGGACGTGAAAAACGTTTTTGCCGTGCTTATGGGAATGATTGACAAAGGAAGTGGCAACAATGGCGAGTGACGGACAGGTTGTATTTGAAATTACGTCTGATGACAGCAAACTAAAGCAGAATATCAGGCAGACAACCAGCCAAATTCAGCAGGAATCCAAGAAGTGGGAGAAGGCCGGGGAAGAAGCGGCAAACAACACAGCCAACGCATGGTCAAGCGCAATAGCCAAGATTACGGGCGCTTTTGCGGCGGCGAAGGTTGTCAATCTGCTGAAGGAATGGGGAACCGCCGCCATTGACGCTGCTTCCGACCTTGCGGAAGTGCAGAACGTTGTTGATACCGTATTCGGTGACGGCGCTTCCAAAATCGAAAGCTGGGCAAAGAAAGCCGGTACACAGTTCGGCCTTACGGAAACACAGGCAAAGAAGTTCACGTCAACGCTTGGGGCCATGATGAAGTCAAGCGGCCTTTCCGGCAATCAGATTGTTGAAATGTCAACGGACCTTGCGGGCCTTGCCGCTGACATGGCATCATTCTACAACCTGGACTTTGACACCGCATTTCAGAAGATCAGGTCAGGCATATCCGGCGAAACGGAACCGCTGAAACAGCTTGGTATCAATATGTCAACGGCGAACCTGAACGCTTTTGCGCTGCAACAGGGCATTACCAAGACTTTTGAAAAAATGAGTCAGGGAGAACAAACCCTGCTGCGGTATCAGTACATCATGCAAGCCACAGCGGACGCACAGGGGGACTTTGCCAAGACCGCAGACGGATACGCCAACGCACAGCGGCGCATAACAACGGCGCTGGATACCATTAACACCAATGTCGGCGGTTTCCTGCTGACCACGATTGAACCGTTTGTGACGGGTCTTGCGAGCATCCTTGAAAAGCTGACAGCCACGCCGGAAGAAACGCTGTTTGACAAAATAGCGGCAATTAACCTGGACACGGAAGCAAAGATTGCGGAGATTGAAAAGACAGCGGAAACGGCGCAGGGCCTGATAGACAAGCTGAACGTCATCAGCGGCACGGACGCAGGGGACGCTCTGAAAAAGCTTGCGGAAGGGGCCAATACCCTTGACGCTTCTGCCGCTTCCACATGGAAAGCAATCCTTGCTTCCCTGAAGGATATTGACGGGCTTCAGAACATCTTCAGCAACACTTCCGCAGGGGACAACATCGAAAAGCTTGCGGGTGCGCTTTCAGGGTCTGAGATCAGCACGGACAAGGCGGCGGCATGGAAAGAATTTCTTGGTGCGCTGTCTGAAAACGCAGACGCTGTTTCCAAGCTGACAGGTTCAAGCATAGATGAAACCAAGGCTTGGCTTGAAAGCCTTTCCGAAGCGGTCAACAGCATTGACGCAGGTGATGCGGAAGCGTGGAACAAACTGCTTTCAACGCTGGTTACCGGGTTTTCCGCTGACACGCCGGACGGTCAAAAGTTCATGGAAGGGCTTGCGGCGCAATTCCTTGCGCTGGGCAGTGAAAGTGACGTTGCGTCTTCCGGTCTGCAATCCCTGGGGTTCAGCACGGATCAGATTGCGGACAAACAGGAAGAATGGCTGAAAACCTGTAAGCAGTTGGTGCAGACAATTCCCGGCCTGAGTGAAGTTATCAACACTGAAACCGGCGAGGTAACGGGCGGCATCGGTGCGCTGAACAAGTACGTTTCCGAATGGAAGGAAGCGCAGGAAAAGCTTGTTTATTGGAAAGCGTACTATGCAAAGGTTTCTGCGCAGCAGGAACAGGAAGCGTCACTTTATCAGATGCGCATTATAGCGGGTGGCGCAGAAGTTGCCGTCAAAAATCAGATGGAACACCTGGACCAGCTGCGGAAGGAGTTGGGGATCAGCGGCAGCGGCTATGACATGGTTATTAAAACCAATGCCACAGGCGGTCAGGGAGTTTTGACGGCAGCGGAAAAACAGTGGAATGACGAGGTGTTGAAACTTGGTCAGAAGCGCAATGAAGCTGCAAAAGCCGAAGACGCATACACAAAGGCCGTTGAAGAAAACTCAAAGGTCATCGAACAGAACAGCAATGAAAACCAATGGTTGCTTGAAAATATTGGTGAACTGACAGAGGAAGAAATCAAAGCCGGTGACGCTGCGGAAGATTTCGGCAACAAGTCCGCTGCCGCATGGCAGACGGCAACATCAGACGCAAAGGAAGCAATCAAGGCGGTTGCGGACTACTATCAGAAAATGCGGGACGCAACCGAAAAGACGGTTGAAAAGGTTGTCGGCGGTTTCGGCAAGGTCAAAGGCGCAACGGACAACGCAAGCAAGAAACTTGCGGAACAGAACAGCAAGGAACAGGAAGCGCTTAAAAAGTATGATTCAACGCTGAAGAAGTGGCGCAACGGTGACGGTTCCGTTGACCTGAAGAAAATGTCAGAGCATTGGGACAAGCTGACCAAGAAGGAAAAGGAAGCGTACAACGAACTTGCCAAGATCAAGAACAAGCAGACCGAACTGAACGAATCACTTTCGGAATACAGCCTGGAAGGGATCAAAGGCAACCTTGAAAGTCAGAAACAGTACATGACCGACTATGTAAACAACCTGAATCAGTTGCGGGAATGGGGTGTTTCTGACCAAACGCTTGCCGCCCTTGCCGATGGATCTGCCGAAAGCGCCGAATACCTTGCGGGGCTGGTTGCCGGTGGCAAGGAAGGGGCGCAAAAGGTTGACCGGCTTTTCAAGGAAGTTGAGGAACAGCGCAAGCAGTTTACCGACACGCTGACACAACAGCAACTGACAGTTGACGAAACCTATAACAAACTTGTCGAAAAAGCGCAAAAGGCAATTGGTGAACTTGACTTAGGGCAGGAAGCGGCTGAAGCAATGGGCAACACCGTTTCCGGGCTTGCGCAGGGGATCAAAAGCCATGTCGGGGAAGTTTCGGCGGCGGTGGACGATATCGAAGCGCAGTTAAAGCGTCTGAGCAAATGGAACGTCAATGTTTCGCTCGGAATGTTCGGATCTCTGTCCTTTGCGATTGACGGCGAACACGAAACCGGGCTGAACTTCGTGCCGTTTGACGGGTATTTGGCATCCCTGCATGAAGGTGAAGGAATCCTGACCGCAGAGGAAAACAGGGTATGGCAGCGGTTCAAAAACGGGCAACCGTCACAGGGCGTTGATTATGATATGCTCGGCGGTACCATGCGTGACAACATCAAGGCGGGCGGCAACGTGTACCTGGACGGCAGGACGGTCGGCAGGGTCATTTCTGACCAACAGGGTAAAAGCTTCAGAGCATTGGAACGGAGCGGGTGGCAAGGATGATTGTATTTAACGGCGTATCCCTTGAAAGCGTGGCAAACGTAAAGGTTGAGGATATCCGGGTATCCCCCATTGGTTACAATCCGGTTGTGCGGGCAAGGTCAATGAAGTTCGGTGAAGACTTTGTACGCATGAACGGTGCGGGCCGGACGGTTGCAATTACCTTTGCAATCCTGGACGAAGACAGGGTTAAACGGGAGCAAGCGCTTTCCAACGTTTCCCAATGGGCAAGGACAGATGCGGAATACAGGCTTGAACTTCCGACAGAACCTGACAGA